TTGTAATTTAGTTTACAAAAGAAAATTAATCTGTAAAGAAAATTAAAAAATCTTTACAGATTTTTTTTTATCTCTTGATTCATTTTTTTAATTATCTTACGATATACTTTGTGAGAGTAAGTTGCGTTTGGATCGAATATAGGATTTCGTCTTCTATCTTCAGAGACGGTTTCCTCCATATTCAATTTTTTATAAATCGAAGCGCATAAGCGCTTACCCCTAAAGCCTAGTTCGTACAATGTTGATTCACGTCCTTTGCGTTTACGCCAAACTATAATCCATTTATCTTTTAGTAAATTGTGAAATCGGTTTTTATCCCAAGACATGATTTCATTATATTCTTCAAATTGTTTTTGAGTAAACAATCCTTCGCTATATAAAAATAACATCATTTCAATATCAGCTGTGCCTACATCGTATTTGACTTTAGCCCACTGCTTAACAACTTTCCAATATTTTAAATAATCATTTTTGGGTTGGTATCGTTCGTATACCTTGCGAATCTTTCTTCGAATTTTCATTTAATTAAATTTGTATCTTTGCAAAGATAACTTTTTTATTATGGCCCTCGGAAGAACAGCAAAATATTATAGAGATAACCCTGAAGCTAGGAAAAAGCATAGAGCTTATCAAAAAAAGTATAATAAAAAAAAATCAGCAATTAAACAGAGGGTAGCAGATAATCGTGAAAACAGAAGATTTGGTACATATGGTAATTATGACGGCCTTGATGTTTCTCGCAGGAAAGGTGGGAAATACGTCTTGGAGTCTGCAAAAAAGAACAGGGGCAGTAAAACTAATACACCTGGAGATAAAAGAGCAAGAGGTAAAAAAGGAAAAGGAAGAGAAAATAAAGGTAATACTAAAAAAAAATAATATTATGGCGTGCGAAAAAGTAAAAGATCCGAAAGCAAAAAAAAGATGCTTAGAAGCAAACAAGCAATTAGCAGACTTTAAAGCTAAAAATAGCGAAGCATCAATGAGACAAAACGACATATCTATGAGGAATAGAGCAATTGAAACTATTACCGATAAAATGAATAGACAAGCTGGACAAGCAATGAAACCAAAATACAATAAATAATGGGATTAGGAGCAGCTATAGGAAACGGAATACCTTTTCAAGATAAAAGAAACGAAGATATACCTGAAATTTGTTTTATTATAACAGAATTAGATGATTTTTGTGAGCAAGAAACAGTAATTGGAGATAGTAGAATGATTCCAGAACTATGCGTAACTCCTTAAAATAAATAAAAATGGCAAATAAGAAATTTTCACAATTTGAATTAAAGACAGATCAAGCAGATGTAGACTTTTTAGTAGGATACACAGGGACAGAAAATGTTCAAATAGCATCTGAAAAAGTAGGATTAAGATACGACTTAACAGGAAGCGTAAGTGATGTAACTGATTATGCAGTTTCATTAACAGACAATAATGGAGGATTAGACAAAGTAACTCTTGTTGCAGGAGACAATATTGTCTTGACAGATTTATCACCAGGAACACCAAATGCAGTTCAAATCGATACAAAAAGAGGTTCTGTATTTTTTGTTACAGCTACATTCCAAAATATGTTTGGTGGTGACCCTGGGATATTTGGAGATACTGCAGAGTTTGGAATAAGTTCTTCACCTGCATCTGATCATTCATCAGTCCTTTCTTTTCCTGTTGACTGTAAGTTAATAGGAGCTTCAACAAAATGGATATCAGATACCCCTGTTGCAGGAATTCCTGCAGGAGTTTCATGGGAGGTCTTTGTATATCCAATGCTATCTCAGGAATTAGATACGGTTGACACAGCTAGTTATGGAACACCCACTAAAATAGATGGATTAGATTTAACTGATTCTGACAATACAAAGTTTCCTTACAAAGACTCAAGTACTAATATATCATTTTCTAAGGGAGATATTATTAATATTTCAGGAGTAGAAGTTGGAGGTTCAATTCCTACTTCTAACCATGAAGTTGAATTAGTTCTTGTATTTGAAACAACAACATTTTAATTATGGCAAAACTTAAAACTAAGAAAAAAGGAAATAAAATTTGTGCTGCAGGGATTGCTTGGGCGAAAAAAAAGTTTGATACATACCCTTCTGCATATGCAAATATGGCGGCAAGTAAATATTGTAAAGACCCTAAATACGGAAAGTAATGGATAAAGATACTATAAAGTATACGCTTCAATATATTGAATCGGTAAAAATGATGAAAGAATTATCTGATGATTTTGAAGAGCAAATGATGTTTGCTGATGTAATTCATAAGTATGAGATGAAGTTAAAAGGGATTAAGCCAACAGATTCTTATGTAGAGTGCGTAGGCTGTGGTTCATAAATTTATATAGATGGGTGAGTTAGCTAAATGGAGAGCAGAAAAGTGGGTACGAATTGGAACTGATGGTTCAATAAAAGGAGAGTGCGGCACTAGTAAAAATAAAAAAAATCCAGATAGATGTTTGCCATTAGCTAAAGCAAAAAGTATGAGTAAGGCAGCACGAGCAAAGACAGCTCGTAAAAAAAAAGCAGCAGGGCGTAAAGGCAAGACTGTAGTAGCTAATACAAAAGCAGGAAGAGTAACTAAAAAATACACTAAGTAATGGCAGATAAAAGTAAGATGGCTTGTAACAAACCTCGCCCATCTGATAGGGCAGGTAAGAAGCGTATGGTTAAAGCCTGCGAGGGGGGAAAAGAAAAGCTAATTCACTTTGGTGCAAAAGGATATGGACATAATTATTCAGCGGCTGCAAGAAAAAGCTTTAAGGCACGTCACAAGTGTGGAACGGCTAAATCAAAACTAACCGCACGTTATTGGGCATGTAAAAATTTATGGGCAGGAAAAGGCGGTTCAACAAAGTCAAGTCCTTCAAATAGAAGAGGAAAATATTAGTATATTTGTAGAATACAAAAAAATAAATTATGGCACAAGGATATAACGCTCGATTAGATGAATCAATCGGAGCTAGAAACGGAAAAAAGAAACAATCTTTAAAAGACCGAAGAGATGAGTCTAAAGCAATGTCTAAAAAAGACTATGGACACTCTTATGGAGCTGATAAAGGAATGTCTTACAGACATACTCATAAAGATTGCGTTCATTATGTAAAAAAACATTTAGGAGGATTAATCAAAAAATAATGGGAAAAGCTTTAGTTAAATTAGGACTTTGGATTCAAGGCCTATGGTGTAAGTTTCAATGCAAGTGGAATTCTTGGATGATGGCAGTTAGTTTTAAAAACATCGACAAGTGTCCACATAAACTTTGCACTTGTAAAAAATAATTAAGATGAAATCAAAAGGATTTGGAGATAGCGTTGAAAAATTTACAAAAGCAACAGGAATAAAGAAAGTTGTAGATACGGTTAGTAAGGCAACAGGGAAGCCTTGCGGATGCAGTCAAAGACGTGATAGTTTAAATAGAATGTTCCCTTATTATATATAATATATGGCTTATCAAAAATTACAAGCAGGAAGAGCAGCTTTAGTAACACCTAGCGATACTGATCAAATTCCTAGCGTGACAGGGGGTACAAACAATGGCTGCGCCCTTTATATTGGATTACCAGGAAACGTTAGAGTTAAAACAGTTGGAGGTGATGATGTTATTTTTGTAGGATGTTATGCAGGTCAATTTTTTCCTGTTAATGTTTTACAAGTTTATGACACAGGAACTACAGCAGGAGAAATTATAGCGCTATGGTAGAGTATACGCAAAATAACAGTTGGCTATTAGACCTTCATATAGAATATACACTTACAAAAGAATAATGACTGTGCAAGACTTTAAAATATATGCATTCAACTCACTTAGCTTTGCTATTTCATTTACCCATATCGAAATGGTCTTAAAATTAATTCTATTATCAGCGTCTATAATATATACGGCTCAAAGAATATGGATTAATTACAATGAAAAGAAAAATAAATAAGATTATAGTTCATTGCTCTGCTACTAGACCATCTCACGATATAGATGCGGAAGAAGTAGACAGATGGCACAAAAAAAGAGGGTGGTCAGGAATTGGCTACCATTTTTTTATTAAAAGAGAAGGTCAAATACAACTAGGTAGGCCTTTAGAAAAATCAGGCGCCCATACAAAAGGTTTGAATAAAAATTCAATAGGAATTTGTTACGCAGGAGGAGTTAAAGAGGAAAGAGGAGAAGACGGAAAGTGGGAAGCCGATGACAACAGGACAATTAAACAAAAAGATAGTCTTTTATCTTTATTGAAATTACTTAAAAATATGTTTCCAGAAGCAACAATACATGGCCATAACGAGTTTGCTAAAAAATCTTGTCCTTGTTTTGATGCTTATAACGAATACTGTCACTTATGAAAAAAATTATACAATGGTTAACAGGGGGTGTTATAAAAGAAGTCGGAAAAGTTATTGATGACTTAGTTACAACAGACGAAGAAAGATTAGCCGCAAAAGAAAAAATTCAAAAAATACTTGAACAAGCAGATAAAGAAGCTCAACAACAAGTTACTGAGCGTTGGAAATATGACATGCAAAGCGATAGCTTTTTATCAAAAAATATACGTCCGTTTGTTTTAATATACCTTACTATTATATTTACCGCTTTGTGTTTTACTGACGGTAATATTGGCGAGTTTAAAATCGCTGAAGCTTACATTCCTATTTTTCAAACATTACTAGTTACAGTTTATGGTGCTTATTTTGTTGGGAGAAGTTGGGAGAAAGCATCAAAAAAAAATAAAGAATAATTCTTTACCTTTGCATTATTAACCTTAATTAAATAAAATGAAAAATTTAGAAAAACAAGAATTGGAAAAATTACAAACTTTGAATTCAGATTTTGTAAACTTTAAAACTCAACTAGGCGACTTAGAGTTGCAAAAACATTTAATTGTTGAGCAAATCCAAAGTGTTAGAGCAGAGTTCGGAACTCTAGAAAAAGAGTTGATTACAAAGTATGGCGAAAACACAGTTATTAATTTACAAACAGGAGAACTAAAAGAAAAAGAAAAAGAATAAGATGGCAAAAATTAGCAATACTACATCGTATCCAAATCAATCACCGATTGAGGGTGCGGATTATTTAATTGGAACAGCAGCTAACTCAAATCCAATAAATAAACAAACAAAAACATTTACAATACAAGGTATTGCTGATTTCATTATTGATGCAGCATTTGATGGTACATCATACAGACTGCCTGTCTTTACAGCTGCAACGTCAGGACAAGAATCATTTTTATTAGTTGATTCATTATTATATCAAGATACAGCTTCTCTAGGTGGTAAACCTGGGGAAGTTCTTGGTTCAACCGTATATATTAATAATGGCTCAGGCGTTGGGTCATTAGAGGTTGCCCAAAATGTTTTAGTAGGAGCAAATCTTACTGTAAACAATAACGCAAACATATTAAACGATTTTTACGTTGCAGGAGATTCAGTATTTGATGACTCTGTAACTATGAATCAAGAGATACGATTAATTGGAGATGTATACGATTCTACAAATACAATTGGAAATAGTGAGCAAGTTTTAGTTTCTGACGCTAACGGAAAAGTAACTTGGCAAAACTATCAAGGTTCAGGTTTAGAATTTCAGGGAGCTTGGAATGCTCAAACTAATGTTCCAGATTTACAAAACTACCCATTAACACTTGATAATACAGGAAAGTATTGGGTTGTTTCTGTAGCAGGAACAACAGGATTGCCTGGAATTGGCGGTGTAATAATTACAGATTGGGAGCCAGGAGATTGGGCTATTGTTTCAGAAGACATTTCAGGAAATGTTTTTTGGGATAAAATTGATAACTCTTCTGTATTAACAGGTCAAGGAACAACAGGTAATATAGCAATATGGACAGCGCCAAGAGAGCTTGGTGATGCACCAATAAAATTAGGAACAGGAAATTTAGCTTTACTTTTTAATGACGCAAATATAGCCTCTGGAGACTATTCAAATGCAATGGGTGTAGGTGCTATAGCTACAGGAGAAGCTTCTTTTGCAGTAGGTGTTAATGCTGACGCAAGCGGAATTGCAGGAATTGCAATGGGATCAGGAACACAATCAACAGGTGATGCTGCTATTGCAATAGGAAATGATTCTACAGCTACAGGTAACTTTGCAGTAGCAATAGGTGATAGTAACGATGCAACAGGTGTTAGCGCTACTTCTATTGGACAGAGTAATACCACTACATCTATAGCAGGGACTGCTTTGGGTAAGGGAAATAATGTTGGAGGAGATAATGCAGCGGCCATTGGATATAACAATAAGTCTTTTGCAAATTTTGCTTTTACAACAGGTGATAGTAATGAATCTAGTGGTCGTTCTTCTATTGCAATGGGAGAAGGAAACACTATAACAGGTGTTGGTGGTGCAGCAATAGGTCAAAGCAATAATGTTATTGTAGACGGAGGGTTTGCTATAGGTAAAGGAAATACAGTAAATGCAGGGACAGGATCAGGAATCGCAGGATTTGCTATAGGAAATAACAACACTAGTCAAGGAGTAGGAGGATTTGCAGCAGGTACTGGAAACATAATTGATTCAGCATCAGCTCCATCAATTGCTTTAGGTGCAAGCAATCAAGCTACTGCAGATTGGTCTTTTGCATCAGGGAAAAGTAGTCAAGCTACTGCAGACTTAGCAATTGCGATGGGATATGAAAATTTATCTACGTCCACAGCTGCAGTTGCAATGGGTTGGGGAAATACCGCATCAGCAGCTCATTCGGTTTCATTAGGAAGAGATAATGAGTCTACGGCTCAATACTCAGTAACGATAGGTAATGAAAACAAGGCAACCTCAAATTACGCTGTTGCCATGGGAAGAATGAGTGAAGCAACTGCATTAAACGCATTTGCCGTAGGTTTAGAGTCAAAAGCACAGGGTGATGATTCTGTAGCCATGGGTTTATCAAACACAGCAAGTGGACAAAATTCAGTTGCAATAGGTCATGCTTCAGTAGCATCTGGAATTAGCGCAACTGCTATAGGATTTGAATCGTCTACAACAGGCGATTACGGAACTTCATTAGGATATAGAGGTTCTGCAGCAGGAGATTTTTCTTTTGCAGCAGGATATCAAGCAAGTGCTAATGCACAAGGTTCTGTTTCTTTAGGATACAACAACTTAGCTGATACGCAGTTTACTGTAGCAATCGGTTCTGATATGCAGGTAAACGACATTAAGGGCATAGGGATTGGACATTCAAGTAACCTTAATGGTCAGGAAGTATTTGGAATTGGTAATAGTATAGTTACAAAATCATACAGAGAAACAGTTATAGGTTCATTTAATGCTATTGCAGCATCTCAAAGTGGTACAAATTGGGTAAATACTGACAGGTTATTTACTATAGGTAATGGCCCTAGTATTGGAAATGAAAGCAATGCATTAATATTAACTAAAGCAGGTAATCTTACACTACCAACTTATGGAGCAGGTAATGTTTCAGGTACGGCTGCATACAACCTTACTGTTGATGCAAATGGTAATGTTATAGAATCGGCTATAGGAACATCAGGTGTTACAGGTAATGGAACTCAAGACTACATTACCAAGTGGAATAGCACTAGCAGTATTACTGATAGCATAATGTTTGAGGGAGGTCAAGGAATTGGTCTTGGAACAGTTACTCCATCATACTCTTTTGATACTCATTATGGTGCAGGAAGGTATGCTTCATTTGGAATTGCATTTGCTGAGGCTCAGACAGCTAATAATATTATAAATATTGGAGATGTAGATGGTAATGCAGCTGCTTTAGGTCTTTATGATGAAAGTTCTACTAGAACAGTTCTTGTAAAAGCTGGAGGTGTAAGAATAGGAGCAGGTGGTGCGCCTAGTGAAAAATTAGAAGTAGAAGGAAATATAGTATTAAATGGAGGCGGAAATCAGGATGATATTTACACTTCTAATGATGCATTGTTTTTATCAGCAGGAGGTAATCAAGTAGCTAGTACTCATATTTTAATACAAGATGCTAACGGAACGATTACGACAGATACAAATGCAGTTATGGGTGTGGGTACTTCAAACCCTCAAGCTAAACTAGATGTAGATGGCGGTATTAAAATGGGAGATACTAATGTAACTCCAAGCGCTTCTAATGTCGGTACAATGAGATATAGAGTAAGTGGAAATAATAGTTATATAGATATAATAATGCAGGATGGTGCTAGCTCATACACATGGGTTAACATAGTTCAGAAAAATTGGTAATTAATGGCTGTAATTAAAAAGTACGTTTCAAATGAGTTTCAAATATTTGGCGGAACTTCCAGTCAGTTTTTAAAAGCCGATGGATCGCTAGACAATAGCACCTATGTTACAGGAGGCCCTTATCTTCCTGTTGCAGGAGGAATAATGCAGGGGCCAACATATCACGGAAATAATGTTAAATCTATTTTCGGAACAGGTAATGAGCTTAGCATTTTTCACGATGGAACAAATGCTTATATTGAAAACATAACAGGGCGTGTAAAGTTTACATCTGATATTGAAACTAGTGGTGATGTGTATGCTTCAGGAGGAAATTCTACTGAATGGAACACAGCTTATAATGATACTGTGGTATCGGCAGCTGTGGCAGGTACAACAACTAAAACATTAACATTAACGCAGCAAGACGGTGGAACATTAACAACGTCTTGGCAAGATAATACTGATTCTACTTTTGTTTTTACACAAGGAGTAGCATCAACAACTTGGAACATACAGCATAATTTAGGAAAATTTCCTTCTGTTTCAGTTGTAAACACAAACGATTTTGTCATACATGGCGAAGTTGAATATATAGATAATAATAACGTAACATTAACATTTTCCGCAGGATTTACAGGGAAAGCATTTTTAAACTAAAAAAACATGGCAATTAATTTTTTGAACAGCGTTGATTTCAATAAGAATGAAATCTTTAACCCTCAACTTCAAAATGAAATAAATGATGCAGCTGCAGGAACTCCTGTAGATGGTCAGTTATATTACAACACTACTGATAATGTTGTAAAATATGGAGAAGGAGGGGCATGGGTGGCTCTTTCAACGGCAACAGACACAAACACAACATATGATTTAACAGCAACAGGCACAGGCAATGGAACTGCAACAGTTAATCTTGTAGCATCAAATCCATCTAGTACAGATAGTATTTTGTTCACAGGAGCAGGAACAACATCTGTTACTCGTGCAGGCTCAACTATCACTATTACCTCAAATGATCAATATGATGGAACAGTAACAAGTGTAAATGCAAGTATTACAAATGGAGACGCTCTTAGTGTTTCAGGTGGTGCAATTACAAGTTCAGGTACTTTTGATTTTACATTTACAGGAAGTAGTTCTCAATATATTGATGGTTCAGGTACTTTAACTACCTTTCCATCTATTCCTCAAGGAGATATTACAGCAGTTACGGTTTCAGCTCCAATTACAGGAGGGGGAACATCAGGTAGTGTAAACATTGGACACGCCACTCAATCTAACACAGGAAGTACAGATAGCGACACCTTAGCGTTTGGAGGAAGTTTTGTGGCGTATACAGACGTATCTACTAACGCAACAGGACACGTTACAGGCCATCAGGAAACAACATTTACATTACCTGCTAACCCAAACACAGATACCACTTATACATTAGGTGTTGAAACAGAAGGAGCAAATACTGCAGGTATAAAATTAACTCCAAGTTCTGGTACTGCTTCATCTGTAGTTGTTTCAGGGACATCAACAACAGTTAAGGTTACGGAAAACACAACAACTGATATTATAACCCTAGACTTTCAAGATGATATCGAAATTGCAAATGATTTAACTGTAGGAAATGACCTTTTTGTTGATAATGCAACTACTATAGTTGGAAACTTATCAGCTTCAACAGCAACTTTTACAGGTCAGGTAACTATACCTGTAACTCCAACAGCAGCAGCTTCAGCGGCTTCTAAAAGTTATGTAGATTCTACGCTAGCAGGTTCAGGAGCTTTAATATTCCAGGGAGGATATAACGCAGCAACCAATACACCTGATTTAGATTCAAGTCCAAGTGCGTCAATAAAACAAGGTTGGACATATGCAGTAACAACTGCAGGTAATTTCTTTGGAGAAGCAGTAGAAGATGGTGATTTACTTATCGCTGAAACAGATGCTCCAACAGCATTATCTGATTGGACAGTTGTTCAAAATAACATTGGAGTTGCTACAGCAGGAAGTACAGATGGTAATACTACTAAAGGTATTGCAGGATTTAATTCAGCTCATTTCAATGTAACATCAAACGGATGGGTTTCTTCAGACATATATGGTGGTGGCTCAACATTAGGTATTGTCCCTTCAGGAGGTGCAAGCACTACTTTCTTGCGAGGTGACGGTTCATGGGTAACACCAACAGATACAAATACACAAAGAGCTGCAGGTACAGGTTTGAGTTTGTCAGGTAATACTATAAACGCTAATGTAGACGGAACACAAACAACAGCAGCAAACAGCTCAACAACTACATCAAACAGAACATATAAGGTTCAGGTTGATTCAGGAGATAACTTAGTAGTTAACGTCCCATGGGTAGACACAAATACTCAATCTGTAACTAGTGTTGATGAAATAGCACCAGGGACTTCCTCAGGAACTCCGATTGTAGTTAATCCAACTACAGGAGCCGTTAAAGTTCAATCAATGGCTTATGATGGAGGTAGTGATGTAGGTCATGTTCCTGCAGGGGGTAGTTCTTCTACCTTCTTAAGAGGTGATGGTACATGGGCAACCCCTGTAGATACAGGTGCATTAGGAGATAGAGTATCTTTAACAGGCGGTAGTACTGTTGGAGGTATAACTACTTTTACATACAATGTAACTAGTTCATTTAGTGGAGCAGTTGCCTTAGATGTAAAATGTGAAGTTATAAGCGCTGCAGGAGAAACTGTTTATGCTGAAGTAACTAGAAGTGGTTCAAATCTTGTAGTTAAGTTCAAAGGAACAGTTGCAAACAACGCTTACCAAGTGTTGCTTACCTATGTAGGGTAATAAATAAAAATAATTAAATGGCAATAAGGAATTTAAATGACTTAATAGTTATTGGTGCGTCTAGCCTGGGAGATTTACACACAAATTTTTCAGGTGCATCTTTTAACTGTAATATAGGCTTCGAAAACTATAATAATGGCTTTGCAGCATTAGCTACAGGCCAAAATACTTTAGCCGATGCAGATCTATCGACCTCAATGGGATACCAATGTAAGGCGACAGGTGTAGCTTCTTTGGCAGGAGGAAACACGAATCCTGGAACACCAACAACTTTTACTGAAGCAAAAGGAGAAGCATCTTTGGCGTTTGGACAAACATGTATAGCAAATGCTAATTACTCTCAAGCTTTTGGAAGAAGAACTGCCACAGGTGGAGGATTGACTACTGCTAATCAATCAATGGCGATGGGATATCAATCTACCGCTTGGAATGATAATTCTTTTTCAGGAGGAGAAAACTCAAACTCATTTGGTCGAGCTGCTTTAGCGTTTGGTCAAGGAGCTACAGCAAGTAACGGTGTTGCTAATATATCTTTAGGATTAGGAACAACAACTTCTGTTACCGCTGGTTTTGGAGCTAACGGACAGGGTCAGACTGCTGTAGGCAAGTATAATGTATATAATTTATCAATAGGACACGCATTTGCTGTTGGAACAGGGACTTCAGATGCAAGTAGGTCAACTGCTTTATGTGTTACATATGCAAATAGAATAGGCATAAATAATACAAGTCCATCAAACACTTTAGATGTAACTGGAACAGGTAGATTTACTCAAACTGTAACTGCAACTAACTTTATATTGTCTTCAGACGAAAGTAAAAAGAAAGATATTAAAGATTTAGAGCCATTGGCTATAAATGCAAATTGGAAATCGTTTAAATTAAAGACATTTCCTAATCAATACAGAACAGGTGTTATTGCTCAAGAGTTAGAAAAGGAGCATCCTGAATTTGTAAGAACAGATAGCGATGGATATAAATCTGTTGCTTATGTAGATTTATTAATAGCTAAAGTTGCAGAACTAGAGGCTAGATTAGCTAAACTTGAAAAATAATGCCGAGCGTACCTGATACAACTACATTTGATATGGATGACGTTAGGAACGCTGTTGGTAGTTACAATGATTTACAATCTTTGTTTTCAAATGCTGACTCGGCTCAGTTTGATCCTACATATGCAGGAAATAAAGATAATTTATTAAATTTTAGAAATTACGGAAATCAACCAGTGTGGAGAGCAGTTAATGCTTACGGAGTTGTAAGTACTGAAAATTCAAAGTTCTGTGGTCAAACACCTAATATTACAATATATTGGTTTGGGGCAAGTAGTACATGTATTAATATTGGTGATTTAATTTGTTCTAATAATACAGGAAGTAGTTGTAAAATAAGCCAAGGATATTATTATACTTCTATTTGTTATGGCGAATGGATTTTAGTAGCTTATGATAGTCCATCAGGCAACTTTTTTGTAAAAGATAGAGGATTTTGTTCACCACCTTAAAAATAAAATATTATGATAGAATATAATTGGGATTGTAGAAACGTAGATGTATATAAAGAATTTTCAGAAAAAGAAGATGTAATCTACAGAATAAATTGGAGGCTAACAGCTTTATCTACTTTAAAAGACTTTAAGGGTACTTTTTACAACGCTACCGTTACAGGAGATATTTTGTTGAGTTTAGAAGATATAGATAATTTTATAGAATTAACTGAACTAAACAATGAAATTTTGACGGTTTGGACTAAAGATTTTTTAGGAGAAGAGCTTGTAACAGAAACAGAAGAAAGAGCAAAAAATGAATTAGACAAAATAATGACACCAGAATCAGTATCTGTTGTTATAGAATAAAAATTAAATATAATGGATATAAGAAAAATATCAATAGGAGCAGACTATAAGTCTAGTGCTATGCACTATATAGTCGATCAAGCGATTTTAAATGGAAATTATTATATTCACTTAATAAAGCATGTGTTAGAGAACGACTCTATAAAAATATGGATTGAAAATGACAAAGGAGAAATATTTCTTTGGAAAGAGTTTAATTCAAATATGCCAGTATCAATTGAATATAATATTAATTTTGAATGAAATCACCTTTTTACTTCATTGTAAAACCATGCAATGACAAAAGGTATGACAGCACTAAAAAGATTGGAAACGTTGATTTTATAACAAGTACATCTAAAGAAGATCATACCTCATCAAATCGATATGCAGAAGTTATTTCTGTACCTATAAATTATTTAGGAGAAATTTCTCCAGGAGACACGCTTTTAGTACATCATAATGTTTTTAAATATTATAATGACATGAAAGGAAAGGAAAGAAGCGGTAAAAGTTTTTTTAAAGACAATTTGTTTTTTATTGATTATGATCAATTTTTTATGTATCACAACGGTACTAAGTGGTCATGTCATTCTAAATATTGTATGATAAAACCTATACCTAAAAAAGAAAAATACTTAAAAACACATCAAGACGAAGAACCCTTGGTTGGTGTAGTGAGATACTCTAATAAAAAACTAACAGAAAAAGGTATTGTTGAAGGAACTAAGGTTTCTTTTCAACCAGATAGTGAATATGAGTTTAATGTTGATGGAGAAAAACTCTATAGAATGTTTACTAATAATATAACTTTAACTTTATGAACAATACTGAGTTAAAATTAGAGATTATAAAAGCAGGAAAAAAAGCTGTTAAAGAATTAATTAAGGTTGCTAATGAAGGAATTTTAAAAAAAGACTTAGATGGTCTTGCCCCTGACATTGCAGCTGATAGACTTAAGAATGCAGCTGCATCTAAAAAATTAGCAATTTTTGATGCTTTTGAAATATTAAGTAAGATTGAAGAAGAAAACAACATGATTGCAAGTAATAAAAATGAAAGTAAAGCTGCTTCATTTAAAGGTTTTGCAGAAGGTAGGTCAAAATAATGTACGAACAGAATTTATATAAAATACTAGAAGAAGTTATACCTGAAAAGGTATTGAAGTCTAATAACAAAAAAGGCTTGTGGAAGTATGGATATAATTCAGAGTATGATATAGTTATTATATCTAAAGATGGCACGATTGGTGAAATATATGAAATACAAAATTTAAAAATTGCTTTACCCAAAGAAAAAGATGTATATCATTTTGAAAACAATTATTGGGAGGAAATACCATACCCAAAAGATTTAAGCAAAATAAAAAGCGTATTTGATTGGGATAAATATCCTGATAATTTTAAAGAAAAATGGTATGACTATATTGACAAAGAATTCGAAAGAAGAGAGCAAGGTTTTTGGTTTTTTAATAAAGACAAGCCTTCTTATATTACTGGTTCTCACTACATGTACTTGCGCTGGACCAAAATTGATGTTGGGCAGCCAAACTTTAGGGAATCAAACAGATTATTCTTCATTTTCTGGGAAGCTTGTAAGGCAGACACAAGATCGTACGGAATGTGCTATCTTAAGAACAGGCGCTCTGGGTTTAGCTTCATGTCCTCATCGGAACTCGTGCATTTGGCAACAACCTCACGAGATTCACGTTATGGTATATTGTCAAAAACTGGGTCGGATGCTAAGAAGATGTTTACCGACAAGGTCGTACCAATATCACTCAACTACCCCTTCTTCTTCAAACCCATCCAGGACGGTATGGACAGGCCCAAGACAGAACTTGCCTATAGAGTACCAGCCTCCAAACTCACAAGAAAAAAATTGGATGCGAACGAAGCAGTCAAAGAGCTTGAGGGTCTCGATACCACAATCGACTGGAAGAACACAGGGGACAACTCGTACGATGGGGAAAAATTAAAATTATTAGCTCATGATGAAAGCGGAAAGTGGGAAAAGCCTGATAATATTTTAAATAACTGGAGGGTTACAAAAACATGTTTAAGGCTAGGTGCTAGAGTCATAGGAAAGTGTATGATGGGGTCAACATCAAATTCTTTAGAAAAAGGAGGTGGTAATTTTAAAAAACTTTACAATGATTCAGATGTTAGAAAAAGAAATAAAAATGGACAAACTAAGTCAGGATTATATTCTTTGTTCATTCCTATGGAATGGAATTACGAGGGATTCATTGATTCTTATGGAATGCCTGTATTCGAAACACCACAGAAACATTGCGTTGGCCCTTATGGAGAAATTATTGATACAGGGGTTATAGACCATTGGAATAACGAAGTAGAAGGATTAAAGTCAGATCCTGATGGATTAAACGAATATTATAGACAGTTTCCTAGAACAGAGTCACATGCTTTTAGAGATGAAAGCAAGCAATCTCTTTTTAACTTACAAAAGATTTATCAGCAAATAGATTATAACGATTCTTTAATAAAAGATAGATTTATAACTAGAGGCTCTTTTTCTTGGAAAAACGGAATTAAAGACACTCAGGTTATTTTTTCTCCAAATGATAGAGGTAGGTTTTATGTTTCATGGACTCCAAACAAACATTTACAAAATCAATTCTATATAAAAGGAGGAATAAAATACCCTAAAAATGAACACATGGGAGCTTTTGGATGTGATAGTTATGATATATCAGGTACTGTAGGTGGTGGAGGTTCTAATGGAGCTTTACATGGAATGACAAAGTTTCATATGGATGAAGGGCCTACTAATGAGTTTTTTTTAGAATATATAGCACGACCTCAAACAGCTGAAATATTTTTTGAAGATGTTTTGATGGCATGTGTATTTTACGGAATGCCTATATTAATAGAAAACAATAAGCCACGTTTATTGTATCATTTTAAAAATAGAGGATACAGGGGGTTTTCAATGAATAGACCTGATAAAGTTTATACGAAACTTTCTAAATCAGAAAGAGAATTAGGCGGAATTCCAAACAGTTCTGAAGACATAAAACAAGCTCATGCAGCTGCAATAGAGTCCTATATAGAAAAACATGTTGGATTAGATTTAGATGGTGTATTTAGAGACTCTGATTCAATGGGTTCTATGTATTTTAGTAGAACACTTGAAGACTGGGCTAGGTTTAATATTAACAACAGAACCAAGTTTGATGCTTCTATTAGCTCAGGTTTAGCTATTATGGCTACACAAAAGGGACTTTATCAGCCCATTAAAAAGAAATCAAAAATAAAACTTAACTTTGCAAGATACGACAATAAGGGAAGTTATAGCCAAATTATACAATAAATGGAGGATGTAAAAATCACGATAAACCCAACAGGATTTCCTAATCAATTTGTTTCAGATAAACAAAAGGAATCTTTTGAGTTTGGGTTACAAATAGGACAGGCTATTCAGTATGAATGGTTCAGAAAAGATGGAGGCCAAAGTAGGTTCTATAATCAATGGGCGGATTTCCATAGATTAAGATTATACGCTCGTGGAGAGCAGTCAATTCAAAAATATAAGAATGAATTAGCCATTGATGGTGACTTAAGTTATTTAAATCTCGACTGGACTCCTGTGCCTATAATTCCCAAGTTTGTTGATATTGTCGTAAACGGTATGGCTGACAGAGTATTTAAAATAAATGCTTTTGCTCAAGACGGAATGTCTTTAGAAAAAAGAAGCGAATATCAGGTTCAGCTAGAAAAAGACATGTTAGCAAAACCTGTGATGAAACAGGTTCAACAGTCATTAGGTATAAATACATTTGCAACTTCAGAAGAAGATGTACCAAACACTTCAGAGGAGTTGGCGTTGCATATGCAGCTAAAGTATAAACCATCTATAGAGATTGCTGAAGAAGAAGCAATTAATACAGTTTTAGCAGAAAACAGATATTACGAAATACAAAAACAACTATACTATGATCAAACAGTATTAGGTGTTGCAATGTGTAAAAATACATTTAAGCCAGGTTCAGGTATATCTGTAGAATATGTAGATCCTGCAAATGTTGTTCATAGTTATACGGAAGATCCTCACTTTGAAGATTGCTTTTATTGGGGAGAAATAAAAACCATGCCTATTACCGAGCTTAAAAAGATAGACACAAGTCTAACTAGACAAGACATGGAGGATATATCTAAATATAGCCAAAGTTGGTACGATTACAACAATACAGCTCAATATTATAATAATAGTTTATTTAGCAGAGATAGTGCTACCTTGTTATTTTTTAATTACAAAACAACTCACACATTTACATATAAGAAAAAAGTTAATGCAGCAGGAGCTGAAAAAGTAATAGAAAAAGACGATACATTTAATCCTACTCCTGAAATGCAGGAAGAAGGTAAGTTTGAAAAAGTATCTAAAACTATTGATGTTTGGTATGAGGGAGTAATGGTAATGGGTACTAACATTCTTTTAAAATGGCAAATGGCTGAAAACATGGCTAGACCTCAATCGGCTTCTCAAGAAGTTTATCCTGAGTATGTGGCATGTGCGCCAAGAATGTATAAAGGCGTTTATGAGTCCTTAGTAAGACGAATGATTACTTTTGCCGATTTAATACAAATAACTCATTTAAAACTACAACAAGTAATATCTAGGGTAGTTCCTGATGGAGTGTTTATAGATGCAGATGGAATAAATGAAGTTGATTTAGGTACTGGACAAGCATATAGCCCTGAAGATGCATTAAGAATGTTTTTTCAAACAGGTAGTGTTATTGGTAGGAGTTATACTCAAGATGGAGACTTCAATCAAGCAAAAGTTCCAATACAGCAGTTAAATAGTAATTCAGGACAAGGAAAAATTCAAAGCTTGGTAGGGTCGTACAATCATTATCTTCAAATGATGAGAGACGTAACAGGTCTTAATGAAGCTAGAGATGGTTCAACCCCTGATTCTTATTCTTTAGTAGGGCTTCAAAAGTTAGCTGCCTTAAGCAGTAATACAGCAACAAGGCATATTTTAGATGCAGGACTTCAAATTAGTCAAAGACTTTGTACTGCTTTATCTAGTAGAATTGCTGATGTTTTAGAGTATTCAGAATTTAGAGAAGAGTTTGTAAATCAAATTGGAAAATTTAACGTTGGAATACTAGATGAAATAAGCAAACTATATCTTAGTGATTTCGGTATATTTATTGAAATAGAGCCAGATGAAGAGGAGAGAAAAATGCTTGAGCAAAATATACAAATGGCACTTCAAAGAGACTCTATAAATTTAGAAGACGCTATAGATATTAGGGAAATAAGAAATTTAAAATTAGCCAATCAAGTATTAAAGTTGAAGCGTAAAGCTAAACAGGATATGGAGCAGCAGCAAAAAGCACAAGCAGCTCAACAGCAGGCTCAAATAAATCAACAATCACAGCAAATGGCAGCTCAGGCAAAAATGCAACAATTCCAAATGGAAAACCAAGCTGCTGTGCAATTAGAAAAAGCAAAAGCAGAATTCTCTGTTCAAAAAATGAAAGGTGAAGCTTCGATAAAAGCAGAACTTATGCAGTTAGAGTTTAACCTTCAAATGAAACTTAAAGGTGTAGACCTTAACATGAAAAAGATGGAACAAGATGGACTACAAAAAAGAGAGTCTGAAAGAGAGAATGCTAAATCTGCTAGAATATCTCAAGCAAATACTGAACAATCAAAGCTTATAGAGCAAAGAAAAAACAACCTTCCATCGGTAAGTTTTGAATCAAATGAAGATAGTTTAGATGGCTTTGACCTAGCAGAGTTTGAGCCAAGATAAGCTTGAAAATCAATTATAATTATATATTAACTTTGTAAAAAATTAAATCAAATGGAAATTAAAGTAAAATCATTAGATCCTGTTCCAGAAAAATCTGTTCAGGAAGTAGAAGAAACTCTACTACAAAAACACGAAGAAGAAACAGCAGTAAATACTGCTGATGAAAATACCGCTGCAGAAGTTGTTGAAAATCAACCTGTAGAACAAAATACCGAGAATAGCTCGGAAGTTGAAAGTCCAACTATAAAAGACGAAGACGTTCTTTCATATATTAAAAACAGATATAATAAAGATATATCATCTGTTGATGATTTGTTTGCTGAAAAAGAGCAAGCAGGTGAATTACCTGAAGATGTGTCTAAGTATTTGGATTTCAAAAAAGAAACTGGACGTGGATTTGAAGATTTCGTAAAAGCAAATAAAAATTACGATGAATTAAATGACGACCAAGTATTAGCAGAATATTATTCTTTAACAGAAACTGATTTAGATAGTGAAGATATTTATTATTTAATGGATGAAAAATTTTCTTACGATCAAGAACTTGATGACGAGAAAGATATTAAAAAGAAAAATATAGCTAAAAAACGAGAGCTTTCAAAAGCTAAGAAATATCTTAATGAGTTTAAGGAAAAATACAGAGTTCCTCTTGAGTCAAGTGGGAGCGCTATTTCTGAAAAACAAAATAAAGAAATCGAAGCTTATAGAAGTTATATAGAAGAATCTAAATCTGCATTAGAGGCTAACCAAAGGAAAAATGAGTTTTTCTTAAAGAAGACAAATGAAGTTTTTAATCCTGAGTTCAAAGGTTTTGAGTTCGAAGTAGGAGACAAAAAAGTAAAGTATTCTTATGGTGATGTTAATGAAATGAAATCTAAGCAAAGCGACTTAAACAATTTCGTGAAAAAATATGTAGGCGAAGATGGTTTGATAAGTGATGCTAAGGGATGGCATACTGCATTGAGTGCAGCTATGAACCCTCAAAGATTTGCAAATTATTTCTACGAGCAGGGTAAAGCAGATGCAATTGGAGATGTTACTAAAAAAAGTAAAAACGTCAACATGAACATTAGGCAAACACCTCAATCAATTGGAGATACAGGTTTCAAAGCAAGACAAGTTTCGGACTCTAGCGGACGAGGATTAACGATTAAAAGTAAAAAAAAGTAAAAACTTAAAAATTAAAAATTATGGCAGTAGATGCAGTACCTGGGTTTGACTTGCAACCAAGTTCAGAACAGGTTTTATTACAGACAAACTACATTACCAATTTTGATTTCTTAAATCAGTATCTCCCTGATACTTACGAAAAAGAATTCGAGCGTTATGGTAATCGTACAGTAGCATCATTCTTAAGAATGGTAGGCGCTGAAATGCCTTCTAACTCTGACCTTATCAAATGGGCAGAGCAAGGAAGATTACACACGAAATATACAAACGTTACTTCTCAAGCGGCAGCAGGGCAATTAGTTGCTACTTTTGATATTAACGATGTTTTAGTTCCTGGAGCAGGAAATATTGCAATTCGTGTAGGACAGACAGTTATGATTTCTGATAGCACAGCGCTTTCAGTTCTTAGCAACAAAGCAATCGTTACTGATGTTGATACAGCTAACGCAACTATTACTGTAGCTTTTTATGAAGCAGCAGGTCAAGCAATGGCTTTAGGTGTACAATGTTCTTTATTTATTTATGGTTCAGAGTTCCAAAAGGGTTCTGTAGGAATGTCAGGTCAATTAGAGGCTGATGACAGTATCTTCTCTAACTCTCCAATTATCATTAAAGATCACTACGCAGTTAGTGGTTCTGACATGGCTCAGATTGGGTGGATTGAAGTAACAACTGAAAATGGTGCTACAGGATACTTATGGTATTTAAAATCAGAGCATGAAACTAGACTTCGTTTTGAAGATTACCTAGAAACAGCTATGGTTGAAGCAGTACCTGCAGAAGCAGGTTCAGGAGCAGCGGCAATAGCAGAAGGTGTTGCTAGTGGTGTAGGTAACAAAGGTTCAGAAGGACTTTTTTATGTTATCGAAGACCGTGGAAACGTATGGAGCGGTGGTAACCCAACAACTCTTGCAGATTTTGATGCTATTATTCAGCGACTTGACAGGCAAGGTTCTATTGAAGAAAACGTAATTTTCTTAAATCGTGAGTTTGGATTTGACATTGACGACATGTTAGCTGCTCAAAATTCATATGGTAACCCAGGTGGTACATCATATGGTCTTTTTGACAATGATGAGGAAATGGCTCTAAATTTAGGATTCTCAGGATTCCGTAGAGGATACGATTTCTACAAGACAGATTGGAAATATCTTAACGACCCAACAATGCGTGGTGATATTGTAGGTGGAGCTATTAATGGGGTATTAGTACCTGCAGGTTCTACAACAGTTTACGACCAAGTGTTAGGTAAAAACGCTAAGAGACCATTCTTGCATGTACGTTACAGAGCTTCAGAAACTGAAGACAGACGTTACAAGACTTGGATTACAGGTTCAGCAGGTGGAGCTTCAACTTCTAGCTTAGATGCTATGGAAGTAAACTTCTTATCTGAAAGAGCTTTATGTACTTTAGGTGCTAACAACTTCTTTATCTTTGAATAAGATAAGAGTATAATTATGTGGTAGTTGCCCTCGTTGAACTGACGAGGGTAATTATTACTTTTATTAAAATTAAATTAAAATCAAATGAAAAAAACAAAAAAAGCTTTTGTAGATAAAAGCTATAAACTTACTAGAGATAAAGCTCCATTAAGCTTTACAATTCCTTCAAGAAATACTAAAAGAACTAGCTTGCTTTACTTTGATGAAGAGACAGGTGTAAATCGCTCTTTAAGATACGCTAAAAACCAAAGAAGTATTTTTGAAGATGAACAAGATGGAACAGCTATTTTAGAGCCAATTATTTTTGAAGATGGCTTTTTAAGAGTTCCAAAAGAAAACCAAGTATTACAAAAATTTTTAGCTCATCATCCTCAAAACGGCAGGTCTTTTGTTGAGGTGGATAGAGAAAAGGATGCATCTGTAGATGTTGATCAATTAGATTTAGCTTTAGAGGCTCAAGTAATGGCAAAAGATTTAGATATTGAAATGCTAGAGACAGTTGCTAGAGTTGTGATAGGGCTGCGAGTTGATAATTTAACTACAGCAGAATTAAAAAGAGATGTTAGATTATTTGCAGGAAAATACCCTGCAGATTTTATGGAATCATTAAATGACCCATTATTAACATTACAAAACAAGTGCGCTAAGTTTTTTAGTGAAGGATTATTAGTTCTTAAAAATAAAAAAGACGTTTATTTTAATATAAAAGGAAATAAGAAAAAACTTCTTACAGTACCTTATGGTGAAGACCCATTATTTATATTAGCCTCATTCCTTCAAAGTGATGAAGGTTTAGAAGTTATGAGAATATTAGAAGATAAACTATAGTATATAAACGACTAACCAACCAAAGGGGGTTTCAAAAATTTGAAGCCCCTTTTTTTGTATCTTTGTAAAAAGATTAATTAGGCATGATAAATACAGTAAGAGCTACCGTCCTTTCTATCGCAAATAAAAACAATTTTGGTTACATAACACCTGCTGATTTTAACTTATACGCAAAGCAGGCTCAGTTAGATATTTTTGAAGATTATTTTTATCAATATAACTCGCAAACAGTAAAACAAAATGCGAGAGTGTCAGGTTCAGGTTATGCAGATATATTAAAAGGAATAGAAGAAGTAGTAGATAGTTTTTCGTCTACAAGAGCCTTATTGAATAGTGGCTTAAGTAATTACCAACTACCTGAAGACTACTATCTTATGAATAAGATAAATTATTATCCTAACCTCATAACTAGTGGTGCTTCAACTATAGTTGCTACAAATCGACTAATTGATCAGAATGCAAATTTTATAAATGATGGAGTTCAACCAGGGATGTTAATTACAAATGTTGTTAACCCTATTGACCCCACCATTCCAACTACAGGAGCTAGCGCTTTTGTTGTTAGTGTATCTAGCCCTAGTCAGTTAGAATTATCTGCAAATATAATTGATACAAACTTTCAAGGGTATGCTATAGTAAATACATCAGGTATAACAGAGGTAGAGAGAGTTTCTCAGAATAAAATATTTTACTTAAACTCATCACATTTAACTCAACCAAATGCAACATTTCCTGCATATGTTTTAGGAGGTGCGACAACTGCGGTATTTGGAAATACAATTACTGTTTATCCAAACACCATAACTACAGAAGGAACGGTTATAGGTCAGTATATTAGATACCCTAGAGACCCTAATTGGACTTACTTTAATATTATTACAGGAGGAGAGCCTAGTTTTGACGAGACAGCTCCTGACTATCAAGATTTTGAACTACCAGATTCTGACCAAACTAATTTGGTAAATAAAATTTTACAATACGCAGGAATGTCTATTAGAGAAATACAGTTAGCGCAATTCGGAAAATCAGAAGAAAAGGAAGCAGACCAACAAGAAGGATAAATTATGGCATATATAACAGAATATCAGTATTACGAGAATACAGGAAACCCAAATACAGAAGATGAAAATTGGGGGTCTTATCAGTACGTTTCTTTAAATGACATTGTTAGAAATTTTACTCTAATGTATGTCGGAAATGATAAGTTAATAAATAACATTGAAAGATACAATATAGTCTTTCATGCTAAAAGAGCTATTCAAGAGTTGAATTATGATTCAATGAAAGAAATAAAAGTTTTAGAGTTAGAGGTTTGTGATACATTAAGATACGTCCTTCCGCATGATTATGTTAATTGGGTAAGACTATCGTTATACAAAAATGGTACGCTTCTCCCATTAACAGAAAACATTCAAACCAATTGGAGTGATGCTTATTTGCAAGATAATAATTGTAGAATTTTATTTGACCATGATGGAAATATACTAAAGCCATCTACGTCTACAGTTGATTTACAAAGAATTACAGGAGGAAAGAAAAGTATTTATTTAAACAATCAAAGTCCTTATAATGGGCAGGAAGGTTATTTTTATAATGGCCTTTGGTATTTCGAATACCCTATTGGAGGTAGATATGGATTAAACACAGAAACAGCAAACCAAAATCCTACATTTAAAATAAACAAAAAGTCAGGAGTAATTAACTTTAGTTCAGACATGGCAGGTGAGCTTTGTGTTTTAGAGTATGTTTCAGATGGTATGGAGAATGGAAACGATTCTGAAATTAGCGTAAACAAATTGTTTGAAGAGTTTATATATGCATATATGAAGTTTGTTATTTTGTCTAGCAAATTTGGAGTTCAAGAGTTTATTATAAATAGAGCTAGAAAAGAAAAATCAGCGCTTCTAAGGAATGCAAAATTAAGATTGAGTAATATACATCCTGGACGATTATTAATGAATCTAAGAGGACAAAACAAATGGATAAAGTAATATGCCTAAGATTCAAAAAAACTTTATAAAGGGACGTATGAACAAAAGCGTTGATGAACGCTTAGTTCCTCAGGGAGAATACATAGATGCTTTAAATGTTCGTTTAGGTTCAACAGAAGGAACTGAAATTGGAGCTGTAGAAAACTCAAAAGGTAATGAGCTTATAGTTCAGTTAGAGTTTTTAAACTCACCATTAAGCAATCAAGCTAGGTGTATTGGTGCTTTTGAAGATGGCGCAAACGAAACCATTTATTGGTTTGTAAATGACCGTGCAAATACATTATCATCTACAGGTAAAGTAGATATGATAGTTTCGTACAACACTAGAACCTTTGTGTTGTTTTATCATGTTATATCAACGTCTATACTAAATTTTGATAAAGATTATTTAGTCAATGGAATAAACTTAATTGGAGACCTTTTGTTTTTTACAGATAACCTTAATCCTCCGAGAAAAATAAATATAACAAGAACGTATTTGCAGCCTGATGTAGCTACTGTTGACCAAATAACCGAGCAAGATATAGGTGTAATAGTTAAACCCCCTTTAAACGCTCCTAAAATACAGCAATTTGAACAGGGTGGTGGAGAAAACTACATGGAAGAACTTTTATTAAGTTTTGCATATAGATGGCAATACGAAGATGGAGAATATTCTGCGCTTTCTCCCTTTAGCGAATATGCATTTACAGCAGGCCCCTATAATTTTAATTACTCAAATTATTTTCAAGAGGGAATGCGAAATGTCTTTAATAGCGTAAATATAACCTTTGACACAGGAGGTAAAAACGTATTAGATGTAGATGTAGTGTTTAAATTTAGCACTAGCACTTCTGTAAATGTAATAGAAAGATTTAACAAAGTTAATGAAGGCTGGTTAGATAATACCGAACAAACCCTTACGTTTACAAACAAAAAAGTATATACAGCTTTACCTGAAGAGCAGCTGTTAAGGTTATTTGACAATGTGCCTAGAGTAGCTCAAGCTCAAACAGTAATGGGCAACAGGCTTATGTATGGAAACTACATAGACGGATACAACATAGAAAGCGCTGAAGGCGCTCCTATATATATAGATTACGACTTAGAGTTAATTAGCCAAAGACTAGACAATGATGAAATAACAGGTGTGTTAACAGATTACACATACACTATAAATAATTCTGTAAATATTAACGCTGCAAAAGTTACAATCGATTATGGTGGACTAAACTTAAAGGAAGGCGCACAAATTGGTGTTGCATTTAATTATAGGCATTCAGCTTATGGTGGCGATGCTAGTTATGATGACGGAACTGCGCCTGAGAATGAATTTGTGTATACATGGATTTTCCAACTACAGCAAGATTATTCTAGTGTTTATGACATGGCGACAAGTGCTGAGTTTATAGAATCGGTTAGTTCATTTATTCCCTTGGTAGACAATCAATGTTTGGCAATTTACGGAGGAACTCAAATAGGCTCTAGTTTAACAGATAATTATATTTGTGGCGTTCAAACCAAGACAGGCTGGGAGCTTATTGATTTTGGAATTAGCGGAACTACTCAAGGATTTGGTATTGAAACATCGCAGGGTAGTGATGAAATTAGTTTCATTATACCTGCTTTAAAATTTGAGGAATACGACCAAACAGTAGTACCACCCACACCAACAGGAACTATAGCATATGAATACTTAACTGCAACTAATGCAGAAGGTCTTTATGCTGAAGATAGTTCAAAGGGAAGTTTACATAGTAATAGAGATTACGAAGTAGCTATTGTATACATGGACGAATACGGAAGAGCGTCAACAGCTTTGGTTGACACAGACAATACTGTATTTGTTCCATGTGATAGGTCTGTAGATCAAAATAACATAAGGGTTCAATTAAACAGCTACCCTCCTTATTGGGCAACTAAATACAAGTTTGTAATTAAAGAATCAAAGGGATTGTACAGGACTATATATTCTAACATATTTTTTCAAGAGGAGGAAACAGGGGATGTATACTATTTACTTGAAGGAGACAATTCCGACAAAGTTAAAGATAATGAGGTTTTATATGTAAAAGCAGACACAAATGGGCCTGTTGTTAATTGCGCATCTACAAAAGTACTAGGCTATGGTTCTCAACCTAGAGATTTTTTGTGTGAAAAAAATGCCGATGGAACTGTAATTTCAGGAATATGCGGACAGCCTTCAGGTGTTTACATGAAGTTAAAAGCCACAAATTTTGCAGCTAATAAGCCGCCAAATTCTAGAATAGAATTGTTTGATGATGATGGAGATAACTATCCATTTTCTGCGGTTTCATGTTCGATTGATGATGTTGACAACCCAGGGCAAAGAATACCGTTTGATATACCTGCAGGTTCTATTATAAATTTAGAAATTGCAGCAAACAGAAGAAGTAGGGGAAGTAAGTGCGGTAGTAGATATTATTTGTACAAAAAGAAATTTACATCTTCACAAGATTTTGACAGCTTGTATGATTGGTATATAGGTGATAATATCAACTTAACAAATGGAGTTTCAACAGGAGATGATGATACTATTAACGTTCAAAATCAATACGATGATATAAAACCATATCCCACCTACCTTGCTACAGGAGGTCAAAGTTATATGGGCTTTCAGTCAAATGGAACACCTGGTGCTTGGGGTACTAATGACCTATTTTTCGTTTATCAAAGTGGAACACCTAAGTGTGGTAGTCCTAATAAAAGAGGTTCATATAACAGGATTAAGGTTGAAGTAGAAAGAGCGTCTACGCTAAGTGTATTTGAAACAGAGCCACTAGAAACAAATGACGAATTGTATTATGAAAATGAACAGTCGTTTGATATTGTAAATGGCTTTCATATGTCAGGAGCGGCTGACGCAGACCAAAACCAAACGGCAGGTCAACCTGCAATTGTAGATTTAACTTTTTTTAACTGCTACACATTTGGTAACGGAGTGGAAAGTAATCATGTTTTAGACGGCTTGATTAAGCCAATGGTAGAGCTAGGAGAAAAAGTCACTTCGGTATCTGAAGAACAATACAAAGAAAGTCATAGGTTTTCAGACATAACTTATAGCGGTGTTTTTAATCAAGAAACAAACCTCAATAAGCTAAATCAATTTAATCTAGCTCTAACTAATTTTAAAACATTAGAGACAGCATATGGGCCTATTAGAAAAATGCATTCGAGACAAACAGACATACTTACTTTACAAGAAGATAAGATATCTTATGTGCTTGTAGGAAAAAACCTACTTTCAGATGCAGCAGCAGGCGGTGCAATTACATCTGTTCCTGAAGTTTTAGGTACTCAGCTTGCAAGAATTGAGGAGTATGGAATAAGTAATAACCCTGAAAGTTTTGCTCATTATGGTTATGATGTGTTTTTTACAGATGCAAAAAGAAACGCTGTTTTACAATTAAAAGGAGGTTCAGCTCAGGCAGACCGATTAAGTGTTATATCTGAAGTAGGAATGAGGTCTTGGTTTAGGGATTTATTTCTAGATTCTTTTGAGACTCAAAAACTAGGAGGGTTTGATCCCTACATGAATGAGTTTGTTTTAAGTTCTAATATGCAGAAACTTCCTCAGCCGCCTAACGTCAGAGAATGTGGATATGTATTAAATATATCTAATTCTAATATAAAATATGAGTTAGTAGTTGATTACAGTACTCTTATAGGTCAATGTGATTTAGTTTATGACGTGACAGGAGATGTTAATATTGTGGTAGAATGGAATGGGTCTACAGCAATAAGTCAAAACGTTACAGGAAACGGTACTGTATCTTTCAATAAAACATTAAACAATCCTTCAAACGCAAACATAACCATTACGCCTGTTAATGGTGTTGCTTCATTTCAAATAGAATTTAAGTGTCCTGCAACGGCAGAACTTACTGTAAAAGAAATAGTTGTAAACTTCGCAGGAGATGTAAACCTGACAACAACTTGTAGATATAGATGGTCTTTAGGTACGGATTTAAGTCCTTATAGCACAAATATATTAACCTTAGATTCAGACGGAGTTTCGTTATTTGATGAGACTACAGGGCCATCTTCATTTGGAGCTATACCTGCTTTAGGAGCTACAGTAACAATGAAGAATAGGCAAAATCCAGGTGAAACTTTTGAGTTTGACCCTACGTCTGATAAGTTTAAGTATCTATTAAGTAATGTCAATTATGATGAAGCGGACTTAAATACGTTATTGCCTTTATTAAATACAGCCACACCAATTACAGGTACGGCTCCTGAATATCAAGCTAGCTTTGTATACAGCAATCAAGTAGATTACTTGTATTTAGTTTGGGATTTAAGAGAGCCAACACTATTACAATTTTGTTATGATGTGGCAAGCCCAACAGAAGCGTGCTGCGAATGTGATGACCCTACAGATCCTGTTTAAAAAAATTAAATTATGCCAAGTATAGAAAATAAATACATAGACTCGTCAAGTTTTTCCACAGCAACAGCTGTATATGATGATGTTCATTTAACAACAAAAGCATCAGACGGAGTATATCAATACGATGAACAATATAGAACTCAGCTTAATGGGCTTTTAGGGCCTTTATTTCAATGCGAAGTATGTGGAATACCTTGCGGTGGAACTTTAAATCCCCCTGCTGGAGCAACAGGTTTATATCAATTAGACATATCTGTCGGAAGCACTTCTAACGACACAGGTGCTATTCTTGTTTATTTCAACCCTCAAAGTGTTCCTGATGGAATAAGAGTTTTGTATGATGGGGTGTATTATAATAGACTGTCTAGCCCTACAAACGGAAACAGGCAATCAACAAGTGGTGTTGCAGATTCATTTACAATACTAGGAAGTCTAACGGACAATTGTGTTCCTAATGCGCCAAACACAGCTAATTACAACTTTTTTGATGGTTATGACAATACAGGTTGGATAGGTGGCACACCATCGCCACAAAGCATAACTATAAACACAGGAGATGATGTAAGAGGTGGAGTAAATGAGTTTAGTGTATTAGTAGTGCCAAAACCAAATGCATTGCCAGGAAATGTAACAATACAAGTACTAGGGCCTTGTGGAGGAACAGGGTGGAACTTGTCTGTGGAATGTCCTGTAGCGTTGCCCTCTTTTCAAGCTAAAGCAATAGCTACAAGTAATTTTTGTCAGGCTACAGATACTACCTTATTTTTTGCTAGATTTCAAGGAGATTCAAATGCTTATCCTGTAGTAAATAATCCTGTGTTTTTAGACCACGATGGGGTAAATAGAGTTTCAGACCAAAACTATATAATGGATAATAATCAAGTAATTACAGTAACACAAGGGGTTGTGAGCAGTATACAAAATTGTGTAGGCCCTTAAAAAAAAACATATGGCAGCAGAACTTAATTATACTTTAACATTTAGCGAATCAGTAAAAGGATGGCCTTCTTTTTATAGTTACATGCCTGATTTTATATTAGGAATGAATCAGTATTTGTATACGTTTAGTGGTGGTAATTTATATAGGCATAATACTAACAATATTAGAAACAGGTATTATGGTGTAGATTATCCATCAACAATCACAGGCGTTTTTAATCAAGAACCCACAACTGTTAAAGTATTCAAAACGATTGAGCTTGAAAGTGATGATTCTTGGGACTGCAACTTGTTTACAGACTTAAGTACAGGAATGATAGATGACACATATTTTGAACAAAAAGAAGGGGCGTGGTTTGCTTTTATCAGAAGAGTTCCAAACAGCACGGACTTTGCTTTAAGGTCGACACAGGGTATAGGTTCTTTTGTTTCTACATCAGGAGTTTCTCCTGGAACTATAGATTTAGAGTTTTCTGTATCTATAAGTAATATGATAGGTTATGGAGATTTATTGTATTTTAAAGACGGAGCTAACATAGACGAGGTTGGCCCTATAATAAGTATTAGTTCTGACCGAAGAAGTGTATCTGTAGATGCTACCGATTTTACCCCACCAGGATCATCAATACCTGCAGGTTCATTAATATTTACTACAAAAAATAGTGTAGCAGAATCATATGGAGCAACAGGATATTTTATGCAATTCAAACTAACAAACAATAGCGCCTCTGCAGTAGAGCTTTTTACTGTTGATTCAGACGTCTTCAAAAGTTTTCCTTAGAATTTGTATCTTTGCGTAAATGGAATTTACTGTAAGAGAATTAAATGAAACTGATTATGAATCCATTTTAGTAAAATGGTGGAAAGATTGGAGATGGACACCACCTCCAAAAGACTTTCTTCCAGATAATGCTAAAGGTGGTTTTATAGTGTACGATAAAGATGTACCTGTGTGTGCAGGATATATATATGTTACAAACTCAAAAGTAGGTTGGTGTGATTGGATTATATCAAATATTGAGTATAAAGACAGAAAAAAAAGAAAAAAAGCGTTGTCTTTTTTGGTTAACATGTTAAGTCATACGTTAAAGCTAAGTGGATGTAAATATGGATATGCACTTTTAAAGCATGACTCTTTAATCAAAACGTATGAAGAAAACGGATATATAAAGGCAGATACTTATAACGCAGAAATGATGAAATTATTATAATATGGCAGCATTTACAACAATAGCGGCAGCAACAGTAGCAGTAGGTAGTTCAGTAGCAAAAGGAATTTTTGCAGGAGACGCTGCTAAAACTGCAGCAAGACAAGCAGGAAGATTTGAACTAGAAAAAAAACAACTCGAAGAAGAATCTATAGCTAAACTAGAACAAAACTTTTTAGATGAGGTTAGGGTAGCTACAGATATTTACGACAGAAAACTACAACAAGATAACGTAACAGGAGCTACTATTATTGAAGCGGCTCAAGAAGGAGACCAAAGAGGGGTGGCTGCTACAGCAGGTAAAGTTAAAGCCGCAACAGATATGCAGACAGATAAAACTGCTGAAAAGTTTGCTGACCAAAAACTAAACATAGATTTAGCTAGAGCTGCAGCAGATGAAAAGTCTGCGGAAGACATAGCAGCACTTATGGATGATAGAGCAGCGGCAGCAGGAGTTAAGGCGGATGCCTTAAACCAACAAGCAGACGACTTGAAGGGTCAAGCAACAAGTTCGTTTTTAGACGCAGGAGTAAGCGCTTTACAAATAGGTATAGGAGCTTTTGGAGGAATGGCAGGTGGAAAAAACGCACAAGGTAAAGCGGCAGATGCTTTAGCTCAAAGCTCAGGGATGTCAAGGGCTGATGCTCTAAATCAAGTAGCTGGGCTATCAAGAAACGAACTTAGAAATATAAGAAAAACAGGAGTTATGCCAACTGTAACGCCCACATCTGCTACTACGACAACTACCACGCCAACTACAGCAACATCGCTTCCTTCGGTTGGAGGTATAGGAAATCTTGATATGAACTCACTCATGGAGCAATACTTTCAAACTCCAGAGGGCAAGGCATTTTTACAAGGGCAGCAACAACAAGAGGCAGGGGCGTTGGCCGACTTTAATAAGATATTAGGTGGATACGGAGATTTTAACTCTTTCGGTAATTTATTAAGTCAATTTACAAACTAATAAGATATGGGTAACGCATTAGAAGCAGCAAAGTTTTCAATACTGCAAGGCAATACAGGTGTAGGAACTAAAAAGAAGTTATTAGAAGGTATAGATAATTTTTCCGAGGGCGTACAAACGTGGAAAGACAATATAGATGCGGCTCGTTTAAAGCTAAAAACCGATACCGCTTCAAAGTATAGAGAGGCTGAAAAAGAAGTATACGAAAACTTACCCTCAGATAAAACAGACAGAGACTTAGCCTTGAAGGCTTTGGCTAACTACAAAGATCAACTATATGGTAATATGGGATTGGTTCAAGCAGGAATGATAAAACCTGAGGATAACTTAATATTTCAAGAAAATGGAAAACAATCTTTTGAAATTTTAGCTAGTCAAATAAATGAATATGCAAAAAGAAGAGAGGAAACATTAAAAAGAGCAAAAGGTTATTATGAAACAAACGAAGATGGCACTACAAAATTAGACGCACAAGGCAACCCAATATATGTAGACCCTGTATCAGGAGCTTACGAAGCTTCACTTCAAGACCTTCAAAGTAGAATGGGTAATCCAGAGTTTACTGACGTCACGTTTGGAGAAAACGGAATGGCTAGAGTGACTTTTTATAAGACCGAAGTGGATGAGCTAACTGGAACTAGAGTTTTAGTAAAGGATGCAGAGGGTAATCCAATTCCTATTGATGGACTTAAAGACATGAGTGTTCTTAGTTTTGACAGAGGTCGAAATCAAAGGGCTGATAGGCTTGATTTACAAAAAAGTGTAATGTCTGTTGTTGGGCCAAATACTCCTTTAGGACAAACATTTGAAATGATGAGCAATAGAGGGTTATTGCTTGGAACTATAGAGGATAATCAAAGAGCTAATCCACAGTTAAAAAACATGATTGATGATGGTGTAGCTACTTTGACTTCAACTCCTGACAGAATAGTAAGTATACTTTCTGACAATGGAACTCAATCAGAACAATCTATACCACTAAATATAGCACAATGGGATGGCTTGACAGATGATCAAAGAAAAGAAACGGTAACCTATACTTGGGTGGATGAAAAAGGTCAAACACAAACAGGGGTTAAAAGTAAATATATAAAACTAGTAACATCAGCAAATGGACAGATAGTTCCTGAACTTCAACAAAGAGATAGAGAGGCTGCTGACAACATCGCTAGGTCAAGCATACATGCTGCATTAAAGAAAGACATTACCGACAAAGGAATCAAGAGAACTGAATTTGATCCATACAGAGATACCAAAAGCAAAGCTAAAAAAGAGGCAACAGAAAAAGTAGGTAGAGTAGACTTTGCTAAAAGATTGGCTTTAGGTGGAGAAGAGCAGGAAAAAGCTCTTGAGGAAATGAGACAAAGTGGATTATATACTGTAGAAGAAGGATTTAATCAAATACTAAGTAAAACAGAAGTTAAAGAAGTAAATGTAGGTGGTCAGGAAAGAAAGGCAGAGGTTTATACAGTTCAAACTCCTAATGGTCCAGAAGAAATGTATGTATTCCATACAGATAAAAGGGTAAACCTATATCACTAGAGGAAAGAACTAGACAAACCTTGTCAATTTTAATGACAAATCCTACAGAAACAAAAGATTTATTTGACACTTATAAAGGTGAAGGCAATACTTTTGATGAAACCTATGACGTAGATGCATTTAGTGGTAGAGAAAATATTAGTAATACAAGTGTTAGTCTTAGTTTAGACAGTCCTGTAAGCGGAACAGGCGCTAAAAAAATTACTTTAAACGATGCAATTGCGGAGGCAGCGGCAGCGGCTGATAAAGAGACTTGGCGTGGTTCGGACAATGAGGTTTTAGCCGCAGGATTACAAGCATCAGTTGAGCAAGCTTTGTTAAATAGCGGACAAAGGTTAGATAAATCAGTAAAAGTAAAAGCTAACGGACAAAAAGTTACAATGACAGCTGTAAATTCAAAAGGAAAAACAATTACTGTTACAAAGGATATTTATGATTCAGTAGGGGTAGAAGCAAAAGGAATTCAAGCAGAAGCAAGTGCTTTAGTTACAGAGTTCTTATCGAACATAAACTCAGATGAAGATTATACGTCAGGAGGCGCATTAGATTACACAAATAAATAAAACTAAATGGATCAAGAGGTATTACAAGATTTATACGATAGAGCCAAATCAAAGGGGTATAGCAAATCTATAGAGGAATTTCAGCAACTAATAGCTTCGGATAATGAGGTTTTAAATGATAATTTTGAGTATGTCAAATCAAAAGGATATACAAAAGATATATCTGATTTTTCTGTATTAGTAGGAGTCGGTGAAAAAAAAAATTCAAATTCTACTTCAGAAGAGGTCGTTACGGAATTCACTACAGAAACGGAAGCAAGTCCTTCATCCTTGGACTCTTCTTCAACAACAACAAGCTTTGAAATACCTCCTGTAGAACAAGAAGAAGAGGTTCAAATTTCTATACCTGACGCACCATCAAGAAAAGGAACTTTACAAAACGAAGATGGCAGCATTTCTACGCATAAAATGAGAACAGAAACCGATGGTCAAGGCAATTGGTTTTCATTCCCTACGGTATTTCAAAACGAAGATGGTTCTTTTGTAGATATGTCTGAGCAAGCAGAACAAGATTGGAACTCTGTTTATGAAGAAGCTCAAAGAAGGGGTGAGGTTATAAATTTCGGTTCAGATAAAAATTCAGCTATTCAATACGGAAAAGGTTCATGGAAAAATAAATTCGATGCAAGAAATAATACTGAATTATTAAATTCTGTTGGATATCTTGAAGCACAAGAAGGGTTTCCAGAATTTGCTAAAATTGAAGTTGAGAATATTTCAGGGAGTACCATGCCTGCTGTAGAAGATGGGTATTTTGTTATGGAAAATGGAGAGAGAGTTTACAAGAAAGAATCAGAGCTAGACCCTAAGGTTGTAGAGGCCATAAAGCTTTATGAATCAGCAAACTCTTCCATAAAACCTGAAGCTCACATTGATGTAGAATTAACAGAAGAGGACTATGCGAATGAAGATAATATAAGTGATGAATTACTTCAATCCAATGGCATAGACGACATAGAAGATTACAGAAAATGGGATAAAAAGAATTCTAGAAAAGAAACAAAAACATTTAAGTTTTTTAAACAACTATTAGCTAGTGATGAAGGAGATCAGTTTGAGATAGAAAAAAGAGACTATGAAAAGATTCAAGCTTATAAGGCCTCAAAGTTAAATAGAGTAACTGAGGAACTTAACAAAATACAAGCCTCCCTAAAGTTAACTACAAAGCCTGAGGAAATAAAGGAATTAAAAGAACTTGAAAAAGAACTGACAACTGAATTTATTGAGACTGCTAGTGAAATGACAAATACTATTAATTCTTTTTCTAAATACAAAGAGTATACAGAAGATGCTGATTTAAAGAGAAGAAAAAGAATGTATAATGCGGCTAAAAGAGGCGGTATTGGTGAATATGGACAAGCAACTTCAGAATTAATAAAAACAGGCGGAAATACCATAGCTAGTTTTGCCGTAGATTTTGTCGGTGGTATTCCAGGTTTTTTTGACCAAAGACTAAGCAATTTAGGATTTGACAACAAAGGCGTGTTGGCAGGGCTTAGTGATATGTTTACAGACTCTGCAGACCACATTGAGTTAGAGTACGGAGCAGTTCAGAGAAAGGCTTTTATAGAAGGTAAGCCTGTATATTATAAAGGAGAAATGTATACAGTTGATTCTAACGGAACTGTTTATGATAATAGAACTAATGTTAGAATGGATGGAATTATATCTGATTTTGATATAAAAGAAATTCGAGACCGATCAAAGGATGTACCCAATACAGAAATACAATGGACAGGAGGAGCAACACTTCAAGGAGGTGTTCAGACGCTTGCTAATCTTTTTGCTTTAATTAGAACAGGTAAAAAGGTGAATAAGTCTATGGGTCTTGAGAAGTATATGAAAGCAGAAACAGCAGGAAAAGTAGGGATGGGTCTCGCTTCATTTACTAGTTCTGTAACCGATAATGTTGACGATATTAGGTCTCAACTCATGTCTAGTGGAATGGGGGAAAAGGAAGCTATGGAGTACGCTGTAAATGCAGGACAGGCTATAGCGACTTTAGATGGAATATTTTCAGGATTAGCAGGTAGTAACGAAAAACTATTAACAGGCTTTCAAGGTATAAAAGAACAAATTAAAAATTTAGCAGTTAGCAAAGGAAAAGACTTCAGTAAAAAACAACTTATTGATAAGGGTAAATCTTTGATGATTGAAAACATAAAAGAGTTAGGTGTAGAAGAACTTCCTGTTTTATTTGCTGAAAGAGGCATAAACTATTTAGTTAACGAATCAATAGGAAAAGAAGTTTTAAACCAAAAAATTACAAAAGCTGATGCTATTGAAACGGCTGTAATGACTATAGGCGCTACCTCTACTTTGGGGTCTAAAAAACTATTGACAGGAAACAGAAGAGCAGACCTAGTCAGAACAGTAGCTAAAGACATAGACAACCTGCAAGAGACTTTGGATGTTTTAGTTAAGGAAGGTTCATTAACTAAAAAGGAAGCAATGAATGCGTATACTGAAATATACAATATGCAAAGTGCTGAACTAAAAACAAAAGGAACGATACTAGTTTCGTCAAACCTAGAAGAAGCAGATGGTCTTCTTTCGCAAAGACAGAATTTATTGAACGAAAGAGAGGGTTTGGAAGGCCCTGCTAAGAAAAAAGTTGACCAAAGAATAGCTGACATAGATGCTCAAATAGATGCTCTTTACAAAAAAGACGAGGAGCAAGCTAGAGCAATTATGGAAGGCGAGCAAGAAGGAGAGACTGAAATCACAGTTACAGATACAGAGGTTTTAGAGGCTCTAAAAGCTGATGGAATTGAATCTCCTACTGAGCAACAGAAAATAAAAAAATCAGATGAACTTATAAAAATAAAACAAGATGCCATTCAAAAGCCAAGCACAGAGAAGCAAGTGTTACCAGATGATGCAGGAAGCAAAAAAGATGGGACAGAATCCGAAGTGGGACTGCGACAAGTGGGAGAAGGAGACGTTGAGTCGAGCGTTACCCAAGAGGGTGACACCGAAACGGAAACGGAAACCGACCAAACTAGCGACACGATTACGCAGACAGATACTGAACAGATAACTGAAACCTCTACAGACCAAGAGGTGATGAG